TGCAACGAAAAACGTGAGACTTGCTAGGCAAAAAATGCGCACTTATGGCTAAACGCCAAAGAATAGCAATCCGATGGACTGTCGCAGACGCCTCGTGCGAGTTTGAAGTCCACGCAAACACGCTATCTAAACGGCTCAAAATGGCAGAGCTACTGCCCGGCACGGACGGTAAATTCTCGACTCGGCAAATCTGCGCGGCGGTTTATGGCGACATGGACGGAGAGAAGTTGCGCGAGGTGCGTCACCGCGCGAACCTGCTAGAGCTTCAGGAGCAGCAGCTACGCCGCGAGCTTGTGCCGGTTGCCGACGTGCAGAGAGTTTGGGGCGCGGTTATAGTTGCTATTCGTCAATATATCTGGAACTGCAACGCGGAAGAAATCGACCGGCGACGCTGGCTTGCCGAACTTGTGGATTTGAATGTTGAAGATTATTTGACAAAAGAAGGCGCGCAAGATGAAGACGATTCCGGCCAGTCTTAGGATCGCGCTAGCTTCGACGCTGAAACTATTTGAGCCGCCCGCAGATGTTAAAGTGTGGCAGTGGGCGGAACAATATAGGAGACTCAACAAAGACGTTACAGCCGTTCCCGGCAGGTATAGCACTTCAACCGGGCCATATCAAAGAGAGCCGCAGGAATCATTCACCGATCCTGCGGTGCAAACGACAGTGCTTCTGTGGGCTTCTCGGCTAGGAAAAACGGAGTGCCTTAATAACCTCGAAGCGTTCACTATCGACGTTAATCCGCGCGGCATCTTGGTTGTATATCCTACACTTGAAAGCGCGAAGAAATGGTCAAAGGAATTTTTTGTGCCAATGATAAAAGCAACTCCGAGGTTGCGAGGAAAAATAAAAGAGGCGCGCACAAAGGAAGCGAATAACACCATATTAGGCAAGCAATTCCCCGGCGGAAAAATATCCGCGATAGGCGCGAACTCGCCGAGCGGATTTCGTCAGATACAAGCCCCGGTAGTTATATGCGACGAGATCGACGCGATGGAAAACGGAGCCGAAGGCGATCCGGTTGCGCTGGCGTTTAGGCGTGCGGATAACTATCGCGACAGCGTTCAAGTATTAAGCAGCACGCCGACGGTAAAAGGAGCTTCACGCATTGAATCTCATTTTGAGAAAAGCGATAAGCGAAAATGGTTTTGCCCATGCCCGAAGTGCGGCGCGCATCAGGTGTTGGCATGGAGCCAAGTTGAATGGCCTGAAGGCAATCCAGAACTTGCCGCGGTTAAGTGCGCGAAGTGCTTTGAGCTATTAACTGACGCCGAGCGTCGCGCGATGGTTTCGGCTGGCGAATGGCGCTCGACATCTGAATTCAAAGGCGTTCGCGGTTATTGGTTGAACGGACTTAATACTTTGATGCCCGCTAAGAAGGGCTTCTCTAATAGGCTTCACCAGATGGTAGCCGAATATATTGATGCCAAGGAAACTGGAGAAGCCGCAATGATGGCGTGGACCAACACCTTCCTTGCCGAATCTTATGAGCCGCCGAGCGAGAAGATTGATACGGCGGCGATTAAGGAACGCGCGGAGAGTTACGGCGGCGAGGATGCGCGGCCCGTGCTACCGCGCTACGTGTTGCAACTCACGGCGGCGGTTGACGTTCAAGGTGATCGGCTAGAATGCGAGGTTGTAGGATGGGGCTTGAAGGACGAATGCTGGGGCGTTGAGTTCCGGCGCATTCCCGGCGATCCGACGCGCGACGAAGTTTGGGCGCAGCTTGACGACATTCTAGCAACCGACTACGCGCACGAGATTGGCGGGGTGATGCGCATAAGCCGGACGGCGATTGATATAGGCTACCGCACCGACCGCGTGTTCAACTACGTGAAGACACGTCAGCCGCGAGTTATAGCAATCAAAGGCTCTGCGGTTATTGGAGCCGCTCCGCTACAGATTCAGCCCAAGCAAAACAAATACGGCGTGCGGCTTTATATGGTAGGAACCGGCACTCAGAAGGACGCAATATATTCGCGGCTGCAACTCAAAGAGCACGGGCCGCGCTATATGCACTGGCCAGCTGGTTTCGGTTATGACAACGCCTACTTTGAGCAGCTAACGGCGGAGCAAAGGCGAACGATTTTTCACAACGGATTCCCGCGCAGCGAATGGTTTCTTCCGAACGGCAAGCGCAACGAGGCGTTAGACTTGCGAGTGTATAATCTTGCTGCATGGGACGCGCACAAATATCACACGCGCCCGAATCTCGAAAAGCTATCGGCTGACATGGCCGAGAAAAACTCAGCGCCAAAGCCAGCAGAGCCGCCCAAGGAATACCAACTCAAAGCGCCAGAGCCGCAGCCGGAGATTCAGGCGCACAAGCCAGCGCCGGTCATTCCGCGCGTGCGGCGCGGCGGCGGGTTTGTCGGCGGGTGGAAATAAACTCTTTATTTCGCGCCATGTTTAGGCATGGCCCACGATATAGCCACGACCGAGCCGCTTACCGTCACCGCTGGCGACTTGGTGACGTGGACGAAGAGCTTTGACGAATACCCGACCGCTGACGGCTGGGTGTTGTCTTATGCTCTTACAAACTCAGCCGGGAAGATTTCTATTACAGGCACAACGTCAGGCTCGTTGCATCTTATATCTGTTCCCGCAGTTACAACTTCGTCTTGGGCATCTGGCAGCTATTTGATGCAAGGCTATGCGACGAAGGGAAGCGAGCGTTACATTGTCTTCTCGGGGAACATCGTTGTCGCGCCTAACCTCGCCGCGCAAACTACCTATGACGGTCGAAGCCACGCGAAGAAATGCCTCGACGCGATTGAAGCCGTGCTAGAGTCGCGCGCAGGGAAAGAGGTTCAAACGTGGAGCGGGCTGGAACAAAGTTTCTCGCTCATTCCGAACTCCGAGCTAATCAAACTCCGCGACCGTTACCTTGTGGAATACCAAGCCGAGCAAGCCGCTTCTAACATCGCGCGAGGGCTTGGTAACAAGCGCAACGTCTTTGTCCGCTTCACTTCTCCGCGATGAAACTATTCGACAACATCGCGCGCGGCCTTGGCTTTCAGCGCATTCCCGCAAAGCGAATGTATGCTGCCGCGCAAGGGACAAGACTGACGGAAGATTGGACGACGAACCTTTCCAGCGCTGACACTGAAGTGTGGAGTTCACGGCGCAAGCTCCGCGCGCGTTCGCGCCAGCTAGAGCGCGACAACCCCTTCATTGAACGATACTTCAAACTGCTCGAAAACAACGTGCTAGGCGATTGCGGCATTGGGCTGCAAATGAAGATTCGCGATCCTGACAAGTTTCAGGGCGAGAAAATCATCAAGGGCAAATACGACACGTTAGCGAATCAAACCATTGAAGCCGCTTGGTATGAATGGGGCCGCAAAGGAGTTTGCACTGTTGACGGCAAGACCTCGTGGACTGAGTTGCAGCGGCTAGTGCTCCGCAGCGTAGCGCGTGACGGCGAGTGCTTCATCATCAAAGAGCAGGGAAGCGCGTTCAACCGCTTCAAGTTCTCGGTGAAGTTCTTAGAAGCCGACTATCTTCGCGAGGATTACAACACAACGCTGCCCGGCGGGCATATTGTCAAAATGGGCGTGGAGATGACGCCAGACGGTTACGTTGTCGCGTATCACTTCTACACGCGGCACCCTTACGAATACGGCTTCATCGGCGAAGGGCAAATGCGGTTTATTCGCATTCCGGCGGATCGTGTGTTGCACGTTTTTAGGCCGACGCGCGGAGGGCAAACTACCGGCGTGCCGTGGATTTCCCCGGCGATGATGACTATTAAGCAGCTTGACGGCTATTGGGAAGCCGAACTGGTTGCGGCCCGCAGCGCGGCGAGCAAAATGGGCTTTTACGAAAAGCAGTTGCCCGTTGACTATCAAGGCCAGACTGACGCGCAAAATAACGCCACTCAGGAGATGCAGCCCGGCGTAATTGAGGATTTGCCAATGGGAGTGACGTTCAAGACGCACGATCCGCAGCATCCAGTAACAGCGTTTTCTGATTTCGTGAAAAGCGTTTTGCGCGGCGCAAGCTCTGGACTAGGCGTGTCTTATAACTCGCTCGCTAACGACCTTGAGGGCGTCAATTATAGTTCAATCCGCGCCGGTCTATTAGAGGAGCGCAGCGAGTGGCGTGCGGTCCAGAACTGGCTTGTCGAATGTTTGCACGAGCCGCTTTTCGAGGAGTGGCTTTCAACCGCGCTTCTCGCTGGCGCGTTGCGAATGCCAAACGGTTCCGCGCTTCCAGCGGTTAAGTTAGACAAGTTCCACGCGCCGGAATGGAAGCCTCGCCGCTGGCCGTGGGTTGATCCGCTGAAGGATTTGCAAGCTAAGGTGATGGCGATTGAAAAGGGATTGGACTCTAGGAGTTCAACGGTTGCCGAACAGGGCGGAGACATTGAATCGCTCTTCGCTGACATCTCAGCAGATGACGCGCTAGCAGATGCCTACGGCCTGAAGTTCACGGATGAAAACCTAGAGGCTCAACCGGACGGTGATGAAGACGGCGAAGACAAATCGGAACAAGATGACGGCGAGGACTCGCCGCTTCCCGCCTCTGACAACGTGCAAATGCAGGCGCTTAACGGCGCGCAGTTGCAAAGCATAACTGAAGTCTTGCAGGGCGTCTCTTCCGGCACGCTTTCTCCTGACGCTGCTCTTATACTTATTCAGATCGCGCTGCCGACCGCGGACAAGGTTGCGATTAACGAAATGATCGCTGCGGCTTCTAAGTTCAAGCCGAAACCCTTTATTTCGCCAACTAAGGAAAAGACGTGAGCGCATCGGCTACATATAAGAACGAAACTCTGCGGCGCGAGTTTGACTTGTCGCGCGACAGCGTGAACGCCGACGCGCGCACGGTCGAGTTGTGCTTCGCAACGGAAGCCCCCGTTGAACGCTATTTCGGCAACGAAGTCCTCGACATGGGGGCGCAGTCCGTCCGCATGGACCGGCTGAATCGCAAGGCTCCGCTGCTTGTAAATCACAATCCCGACGACCAGATCGGCGTCGTCGAGTCCGCCCGCGTTGACGGCGACAAGAAAGCCCGCGCCATGGTGCGCTTCTCCAAGTCCGCGCGCGGTGAGGAAATTTTCCAAGACGTGAAAGACGGTATCCGTTCGCTGGTAAGCGTCGGCTATCGCATTCACAAGCTAACCCAAGAGAAGCCCGGCCAGAGCGAGGAAGTTCACCGGGCAACCGATTGGGAGCCGTTGGAAATCAGCATCGTTTCAATCCCCGCCGATCCTTCCGCTGGCGTGGGCCGAGCGATGCCTGAGCCTGTTATTTCACTTCAAGCGGAAGTAGAAACCAAAACCAAATCCATGAGTGCAACTGTAGTTACCGCCGCGCCCGACCTTGACGTTGTGCGCAATGACGCAATCACCAACGAGCGCAAGCGCATCGCTGACATTCGCAGCGTTGCCGCGCGCCACAAGCTCGAAGACATCGCCGACAAAGCGATTGCCGACGGCGCGACCGCCGAGCAATTCGGCAGCCGCGCGCTCGAAGAGCTTGCCAAACGCGGCCAAGCGAAGCCCGTTGCCGCCGACGCTGGCAACATCGGGATGAGCGACAAGGAAGTGCGCGAGTTCAGCATCGTTCGCGCGATTCGCGCCCTGTCCACTCCCGGCGGCGTTCTCGACGGCCTCGAACGCGAGGCCAGCGACGCGCTCGCGAAGAAGCTGGGCCGCTCGCTCTCGCCCACGCAGTTCCTTATTCCGAACGAAGTTGCGACTCGCTCCGATCTGACGGCTGGGACCGGCAGCGCGGGCGGCTACACCGTGCAGACCACGGTTGGCCCGCTCATTCCGCTTCTGCGCAACAAGATGCGCACGGCGGAGGCTGGCGTGATGCAAGTGTCCGGCCTCGTCGGGAATGTGAGCTTCCCGAAGCTCTCGGCTGCTGCGACGGCCTACTGGCTGTCGGAAGACGGCAGTGGCACTGGCTCGGTCCAAACCTTCGGCCAAGTGTCCGTCACGCCGCACCGCCTCGCCGCGTTCACTGACGTGAGCAAGCAGTTGCTCGCGCAGAGCACGGTTGACATGGAGGGCGTCGTGCGCGGCGACCTCGCCACGATCCTCGCAATCGCGGCGGACAAGGCCGTGATCGAAGGCAGCGGCTCATCGAACCAGCCGACTGGCATCCTCAATACGAGCGGCATTAACACCGTCACGTTTGGCGGAACCGCGACGTGGGCCAGCGTGTTGGCTTTCGTCAAGAAGGTTGAGCAGGGCAACGCGGACGCCGCAAACATGAAGTGGATTTCCACGCCTGCCACTAAGGCGGCATGGAAGGCCACTGCCAAGGTCAGCAACTACCCGTCGTTCCTCCTCGACGACAATAACGAGGCGGACGGCTACGAGTTCCTCAACACGAACCAAGTCAGCTCCGACAAGGTTTATTTCGGAGACTGGAGCCAAGCCATGTTCTGCACGTGGGCTGGCATCTCGGTGCTCGTCGATCCCTACACGCAGGCCACGTCCGGCCTCGTGCGCATCGTCGCTGACATGTATTGCGACGTTGGTGTGCGACAAGCGCATGCGTTCTGCGCCTCGACTGACTCGGGCGCGCAATAAGGTTCGGTAGGTTGTAATTAAGGGCGGCGGCGGTTTTATGTTTCCGCCGCCGCCCTTTCGTTTATGAGCCTAACAAGCGAATTACAGTCGGCGTTCGCGGAGATTATCTCGCGCGACTCTGTGACCGTTACAAAGGCCGGCGGAATTAGCTTCTCTGCGCGGCGCAACCGCGGCGAGCAACTCACAGACGGAATGCGCGGTGAAGGCTATCTGCCGGACGCGGAGCTTATGTTAATCGCGACTGACTCGGCTTTGACGGCGGCAAATTATACGCCAGCCGTCAACGATGAGTTGACCGTGATCGGGAAGACTTATGTGGTTCTTACTGTTAAGTCTGACGCTGCTTTTACTTTTATTCGAGCCAAGAAAGAGAAATGAGCGCGACGCTTGAAATCGAAAGTGAGAAGTTCAGGTTAGAACTAAACCGACTCGCCGGGCTTGGCTTGGAGTTTGGGCGCATCCTGAAAGTAGAATCGCGGCGGCTGGTCAAAACCTTCATCAATTTCACGCCGCCATTCAAGGGCGCATCGCGCGTGAACCAGTTTCAAACTATTGAAGTTAATTCTCGCGAGCAAGGCGAACGCGCTGTTGAACGCGACATTGCCAGCGTTATTAGGCCGATACCTGACAGCATGCTTCAATTCCTGCTCAAAAATAACAAGGTGAGTTTTCCTCAAGTCTTCAACATCTGGCATTATGGTCAAAGCAAGCTCTATAAGGACATTGAACACCTTGGAATGACCGTTGCGGAAGTTCGCGAGTTTCACCAGAAGATGCGCAGTGCTTCTAGCGGAAGAACGCCAAAGTTTTTCAACACGCCTGGCATGGACGACCGGGTTTATACGGGCAGAAACAAGCCGCGCATCCGCATGGCTTGTCCGGCAAGCATATATAAAGCCTACGTAAAAGAGGCGAAGTCACACGTCGGCAAAATGAAAGGCGGCTGGGCCGTTGCAGCGCAGCGGCTTGGAGTCGGACTTCCTTCGTGGATTGCACGACACGCAAACCAAGCGCAAGGCGATTTCATCGATCAAAGCGGGAACAAGCAAACGCCGTTCGTGGTTTTGGTTAATCGTTCACGAGGAATTGGCGACAAGGTTCCCGGCAACATCGTTCGCCAGTCCCTAGAGATTCGCGCCAAGGCAATCGCTGCGAACGTAGAACGAATGATTAAATACGGGGCAGGCCAGTCCGGCGATTATGGTTACGCCAAGGCGTAAATGACTTATGAGCGCGCCAAGCATTGAAGCCATTTTCCAATTCGAGGAAGCGATTGAAAACGCGGCCAAGTCAATCTTGACGAATTCGGCAGGTCTTACCGCCTATCGGCAACATGATACGGCGAATGTCTCCGCGCCATTTGTTGCGCTGCAACTCTCAGGCGTCACCGCCACAGAGACGCAGCACGCCGACGGCAGCGGCAATGGCTGGCCGAGCGATATGAGTGCAACGCTTCACGCCACGGTTATCACCAACCGCGTCAAAGAGGGCGGCACGTCAACGCACAACGCCACGCTGGGCAAGGTGCGCCGCTATTTATACGACCTTAGCCTTTGGACTGATTCGCTACTGCCTTATCACAAGGTTTGGCTTGTGATGGAAAATGGAAGCTCACCGACAAGCTCTGACGATGACCGTCTCGACATGACAGCGCTTTCATTTCAAATCCGCATTCTGATTCGCGAGACGGCTTGGCCGTAAGCTAAACCCTTTATTTCCCCGCATAGGTAGCAACGCGCTAACTTATGAGCTTATTTAACGACGGCAGTTTCGGAGTAGCGAGCCGCACGCTATCCATTAACTCGGTGACGTATATCGCCGAGAACTTCTCCTACGATGAGCCTACCGGCAAAGTCGAAACCGTGATGGACCAGAACGGCGACCCGTCCGGATCCGTCGCGTGGGTTGGAATCCCGACCGGCAGCGCGACGCTGCAAGTCACTTCCAGCATGTCGCCGCCGACGCAAGGCCAAACGTTTTCCACCACGGTTCGCGGCGGCTCGGTGACGTTCTACATTCTAACTGTCGGCACGCCGGAAGAGCAGCAAGGCCGGAAGAAATACAACATCACCTTCCACAAGAAGCTGAACTGAGATGAAGCCCGGCGACGCAGTAATTCACGATTACCACGGGCCGTGCGTGTTGGTAGCGGTGGACGGCGACAACGCCGTTGTGCAACTGCCAAGCGGTGTTCTGCAACACGTCACGGCCTCGTTTTTGAAGCCCGCTCCCGCATCTGCAAAATAGCGGGCCGGGCGCGTTTATATGCGCGAAGACCCGCTTTATAACTTAGTTCCCGGCTACCGCGAAGCGGTGCAGCGCGAGACGGACTTGCGCGACGCGGCCTTCCTTCCCGTCACGGATTCGATTTGCGGCGTCGAAGTCAATCAGCTAACACCTTTCCACCTTGCCGCGCTTACGCTCGCGCGCTCGCCTTTTATATGCGGCGGCGTGCCATTTCCTCGCGATATAGCATTGTTCCTTTGGTGCGTTTCTCCCGAGTATAATCCACGCGCGGTTGTCTCGCGTTGGCTATTTATCCGGCGCGTTGCAAAGCTGGATTACCGCGAGGCCGTCGAGGGCGTGATGCGTTATGTCGGCGAGGCTTTCGCCGACGCGCCCGGCGGCAAGGGGGAACGCTTCAAGCAATCATATTATTCCAGCACGGCCAGCATCGTTGACCTGCTGGCGCATGAATACGGCTGGGCCGAGGCGGACATTATGCGCGTGCCATTCAAGCGGCTTTTCCAATACTCGCGGTGCATCCGCGAGCGTTACGCGGAGCGGCCAATGTTTTTCAATTCCAGCGATTCGATCCTTGCCGACTGGCAGGACGAACAAAACCAACGCGCCAAAGAGGAGGCATTGAATTAGCATGGGCAGCTTTGAACTAATGGCAAAGCTCGGCCTGAACGCGCAGCCGTTCGAGCGCGGGCTTGCTTCCGTAAGAAGCCAAGTAAAAGACTTAGCCTCCGAAAAATGGGAGGGTTTTCTTAAAGGCTTTGCCGTCGCTGGCGCGGTTGAATCCATTCGCGAGCTAGGGTCAAAGATGCTGGAACTGCGCCGCACGGCAGAAAAGGAAGGCGTCGGCACTACGTTCCTTCAAACCACAGAAGTTCTTGCCGTAAAGTTTGGCGGATCGGCAGAAGACGCGATTGCAGCGCTTGACAAACTAAACATTAAAATCGGAGAAGCCCGCGAACCGGGAAGCGCGTCAGCCAAGGCGTTTGAAAAGTTTGGCGTCGCACTAAACGACGCGGAAGGTTACGCGCGTTCGACTGAGGATGTTTTCAAAGACTTGGCAGACAAGTTCAAAGAACTTCCCGACGCATCGGCGCGTGCGGCAATGGCCTTTGAGATTTTTGGAAGGTCAGGAAAAAATATAGCCGAGATTCTTGCGCTTGGTGGAAAGGCCATTGACGATTTTGGGGCTAAGTCAAACAAGGTTGTATCTTCCGAAGCCGTCAACGCATTGGCCGACGCCTATAAAAACGTCAAATCAGTCGTCAGCTCTGTCGGAGGACTTTTCATGCAAATCGCAGGGGCGGTTGCCTTCACTTATGAGAAGACCGTAAAGATAGCAGGCGCGCTTTCCACTGGAATGGGTTTAAAGGACGCATTTCGTTTATCAATGTCGAAGGAAAGCGGTCATGAAAAAATAAAAATTACAGCCGACACAAGCGCTGCGGACGCAGCAATAAAAGCCTCGCACGACGCATGGCTTGACGCGCTCGCTAAAGTGAGCGCTGCGTATGAGGAACTGAAAAAGCAAATCGCGTCAGCATCGCAAGCCGTCTATAACGCGCGAGATGTTATGGCGGAAGCAGAGCAGGCGCGCGTTGTGAATTCTCTTCCCGAATTCAGCGACGCTCGTATCGCTGAACAAGCAAAACTTGACAAGATGATGGATGAGCGCGAGATGAAGGATTATGACGCCGCCAGAAAGGCGCGTGAGGTATTGGACAAAGAGCTTGCAGTGTTGCAAGATAAGTTTAGGCTAGAAAACGATGCACTGAAAAAGAAGGAGCTTGAAATTGAGGCGGACAAAAAGGGCGTTGAACTCGCAAAAAACGAGGAGCTTCTTTTGCGACTGAAGACGCAACATCTTAACAACCATGTCCAGCGTGAAAACGCGGCCAACGAAGTATTAAGACGCAGAAAGGAAATAGAGGATAAAGCATCTACTGCCGCAAAGAACCTAGCATCTGCCAAAGGCGAGCGCACAAAATACACATTGGAAGAGCTTGCGTCAGGCAATCCATATGGCGTCCAAGATGAAAAGCTGCGCGATGAAATGTTTCGCGCACAAGAGGCGATGCGGCTAGAAAACCGGGCGAAATATGGCAAAAACGTGCTGGGAGAAGATGAGGAAACAGTGAAAGGGTTTTTTGAACAAGCGGACAAAATAAAAGCCGGGCTTACTAGGTTAAATGAAGGCGAACGGTTTCCGTTCAAAAACCTTGAACAAGCGTCGAAAGACGCGGCAAAAGCATTAAACGACCTGCTAGAACGCGAGGGCGGCGGCGGATTAAAAGTTGTGCCAGTCATGGGTAAGTAATTTATGCCACTATTTACAGACCTTCCCGGCGGCGCAACGGTTGCAACCGTTGGCGGTCCGCGCGTTTGGGAGACTCCCTTTCAAGATGTTTCAGACGAATTGCTTTTCACCGAGCCGTATTATCAAACCGTTGCGAGCTATACGCCAATGGCGTTGGACACGCCGCACCCGAGCGTTCCCGGCGCGTATCTAGTAGAGGAAGGCCCGCGCGAAAACAACGGCGCATTCTACAAGTGGACTCGCACATTCTCGAAAATTCCGCCGAGCCGAAACATGCACGAGGGGTATTCGTGGCTAGTGCCGGGCATCGGCTCCGGCAACATCTACGCCGCGCAGAGCATCACGAGTTCTTCAAACTCGACGGGCACGACAGCGCTTCACACTTCAGCATCTCCGACAATTAACACAGGGGACGAAGTAAGCGTATCATATACTTTCACAGATTCGACAACCGGCACGCAATACGGGCGCGTAGTTTTGCGGACCGCGCTATCTGGCACAGGCGGAACTACTGTTGTCGTGTCTCTTATATCCGAGCCTGGCGGAACTATTACTTACCAAACCTTGAAGAAGGTTGAGCCGGGCCGAGCCGCCGAGGCGCTAGAAGTTGGCAGCGCGTTGCAGTTAGATTATTTCTTGCCGGGTGTATCCGCCGGAATAAGCACAATCTTTGACATTCCGATTGTATCGGCCTTGGAAATTTACGACGGGACCGGGACTAAGACTAATAGCTTCACTTCATCGACAAGCCCTACGCTGACTTGGTGGCGCTTGCAAGTTTCAGGACACGCCAAGGTCTGCGTTGTGCGAAGCGTGTTGCGCCGGTGGAAGGGGAACATAATTGAGCGCGCAACGCGCTATTGTATCGCTCAATGATATGGCGCTCGACATCAACGCAGACCTGCCAGACGACCTAGAGGAAGGCGACCTTGCTTTGCCATTGTCTTCCGAGATTGTTGACCTAGCCTTCCGCAAGATTAACGCAATCCACAACGCGCGGGCAGTTTATCCTCTCGTGCTAGTTAAGAGCGACGGAGGTTTCCTTTTTTACCTTGCCGAGTAAATGCAGCTTGACCGCACCATTTTAGGCGAAGGCAAGCCCGGCATTTGCAGCGCGTCGGAATGGAACAAGTTTGCGCGGGCTGTCAACACAGCTTGGAACTCGCGCGCGGCTGGCGGTATAAAGCTAGTCAAGGGAGAGCCTTGGGTGTTCTATAAAACGGCAACCTCTGACCCGCCTAACAGCGGCCCGGCCAATGGGCCTATATATCGTGTATTTGTTGACCGTGGAGACGGATGGGGATACGGCAGCACGGATGCGCCGAGGGCGATCTATCTTGCTGGGAATTTTACAAGCTATGGCGGCGCAGACGCTCCATACGCGGCTAGGTTATACAAGGGAGGCGCGGGCGACACGCGCTTTAGCAATCGGTTTGCGGTGCTTAATCAGTTCAGCGGTTGGTTGAATATGATAACGCAAACGCCAGACGGCAGAGGGATTGTTATCGGCGGATCGGTTGACAGGACGCGAAACGGCTCCGGCGGATACGGGGCTTGGATTCTTGATTATGACACTGACGATCTGTCTATCAGGTGCGCCATTAACGAGATACCAAGCCACGGGATAGCTTCGGGAGGATTGGCAGATATTAAGTGTTACGGCAACAACATTGTCGCTATTAACACGATTGAGATTGCTTCATACGATCTTACTACTGGCGTTTTAACTTCAGGACTGTCTGCGCCGAACGTGCATAACCTTGCAGGAATAGGCAGCGACTTTCTAGTAAGCGGTCGGCGCGTCACAACGCTAGAACTCACAAGCCCGTCAGCTTTACACAAGATTAATTCGTCTCTAGTTCAGGATTCAGTTTGGGCTTTAAATGGCGGCAGCGGTTCAGGCGGTGACGTGTTTTCGCTCGCTCCTACACAAAAACAAAATTTCACGAATGTTGGAACGGGCGATTTAGTTTGGGCGTGCGTCACTAACGAATACACGGGAACTTCATTTGATTGGAACGAAGACCACTACTATACATCAGCAAGTTGCGCTCTTATACGTTTAAAAAGCTCTGGACAATTCACCAACACGGTTGACAACAAGCTGGCAATCACTCGCGATGCGAGCGTGTTGGGGCATTCGCCTCGTGCGGAGCTTTATTGCGTTGACCCTGACGACACTCTCTGGTTTGGCGGCGGTGTATCGCTCGTTGAAAGCAATGTTCAGATTGTCAATGTTTTGCCGCAGCGTCTTTACAACTACCAGCCGCAAACTCAAAACGTCACATATTTCGACGGCTTCAACGGCCCTGTCTTTGATTGCCAATGGTTCCGAAAAACCAACGCCGGGCTGGATCAATACATTGTAGTCGGCGAATTCACTCAATATCGCGGCGAGGATGTGCCTTACATGGTGTTTATTGATGCTAACGGAAACCGCTTGGCTGACTTGGAATGGCCTTAAAACTCTTTATTTCCCGCAATAAATAGCAACGCAACGCGCGCATGTCCTACTACCGCACACTCATTTTCAACGGCGCATCGCATGACACGCGCACGGCGCTCGTGCGCGATGTTACGCAGACCCAGCAGGCTCCGCCGCCGGTGTTCACGCTAGACGACTCGCTGAGTATCTTTCTGGCGATTGCCGACGGGCAAGGAGGAACAGACCCGCAGAGCGGCGACGCTGCCGTTCAACCGTGGCTTGCGATTGGCAATCCCGGCACGCCGCCGACAGGCGGGAGCTTTTGGCTTGCCGTATCGTCGGCGACTAGCGGCACGCTCACAAGCGGAAAGCGTTATCAAATCGCAACATTTGTTGCGGGTGATAATTTCACCAACGTCGGAGCGTCTAGCAACGCGACGGGGGTTATTTTTACAGCGACAGGGACAACTCCTACGACTTGGACGCACGCAAGCACAATTTGCGAAATCACGGCGGACATTTCGGGCTTCACGACGAGCGATATTCAGTCGGCCTTAAACGCCACACAAGCGATCGGTGCGAACGGAGTGACGGTCTCGCAGCCTTCAACCGGCCTAGCCTTCCTGCTCGATTGGAATGCGGCAGGATCACGATTTGTTAGCGTCGCGAACGGCAACAACCTGACGCCAGATTCAGCCGCGCTTATATCCGAACTGAGGGCCGGGAATGCCACGACCAACGCGCGGCAGATGTTGCGCCTAGTCGCGCAGCCAGCCGCGCTGCAATCTGCGTGGAGTCCTACGACGGTCAACGGCGTGGCGGGCTGGTATGCCGTTATGCAGTTTGCCACGGCTGGAATGGTTGAACTGCTAGGCAACGCGGCCAGCGTCACGGCATCGCTTGAACTTCAAACCATCGACGGCAGCGGTTACATCCGCACGGTCGGCCAAGTCTCGTGCATCGTCCGCAATGAGGTTGTCGCGCCTAACGCGCTGGCTCCTTATTCGATTCCCAGCTTTGTCACCACGGCGCAAGGTGACGTTCGTTACGTCCAAAACAGGAAAGACGTGACGGCGTTCACCGGCGGCGGGGCTAATGCTTTGGACGGTATCGCAACGGCTAATGCGGCGACATCAACCGGCGTTCTGGTTGCAATTATAGTCTCAGGCGTCTGCTATATTTACCAGCTAGACACAGGAGCGGACGCTACATCATCGCCAGATGTTATTCGCCCGACGGATTTCGCATTTTCTACGAACGAAAAGGTTTGGCGACTCAGGAAATATAATAGCACTGGCATTCGCTGGCTTGGCGCTTGGTCTAACTCAACGACCTACGTTGAAAACGATGCTGTAAGCAGCGGCGGAAGCTCTTGGTATGCCAAGCGAGGCAACACGAACGTGACGCCGGTTGACGGCGCGGATTGGGGAGTATTGGCTGGCATAGGTTCAACCGGGCCTTCTGGCACGGTATCGGTAGGCACTACCACAACCGGCGCGGCTGGCACTTCTGCCACCGTTACCAATTCGGGAACGTCAACGGCTGCGGTTCTTAATTTCACCATTCCGCGAGGTGACACCGGCGCAACCGGCGCGGCTGGCCCGACGTGGAACACAACCGAAACCGTATTGGTTGCGCAAAGCTGCTCGTCGAACGACCTCTTATATCACGATTACTCTAACGCGCGCGGGGGCGGGCCGGACAAATGGTATCCGGTCGATCTGGCAAGTGCTAATTACTCGCCGCGTTTAGGTATCGCGTCGTCGTCCGTTTCCATAGATTTACTGAGTAACCTTTCGGCCTATTGGAAACTGGATGAATCAGCAGGAAACCCGCGCGCTGATAGTTCTGGCAACGGATTTGCGCTGGCAGAATCAGGAACATGGACAACCGTTTCCGGTGTAATATCAAACGGAGCAAAGACTACCGCCATCGTATCCGGCTACCTTTCAGTAGCCGACAACGCTGCGCTCCGTTTGTCAACGAGCTTCACGTTGTGCGGCTGGTTTAAGACTGGATACTTTCACGGAAGCAGCAATGGAATTCTGTTGAAAAAAGGCAGCGAGTTCGAGTTGCGCTCCGAGCACACGGGGCACTATCAGTTTAACGCTTTCTTTTCCACTCTAAGCGCGTCGGTCACAGGTGCGCTACCGCTGAACCAGTGGAATTTTGTTGCTATACGAATTGACAGCGGATTCGTCAGGGTCTCGGTTAATGGCGGTTCTGACGCAATGTCGGCATATAGCGGGACTCCTTCTACCGGAACGGAAGATTTCGTCATCGCAGATAAAGATGGTATATTCCTTACTGAAAGCTATTTTGATGAAATAGGAATCTGGCAGCGGGTTTTAACGGATGCAGAAATCGCGCAGCTTTACAACGCCGGTTCTGGGTTGACTCACCCTTTCGTTGGCGCGGCTGTCGCTTCGACCGTGACAACGCAAGCCGTTGCAATTGCCAGCTTCTCTAGTGGACTCACAACGGGCTCACCAATCTACGCGCATCAAAGCACCGCTGGCGCGGTGACTCAGACGGCTCCGTTATCCGGCCAAGCCGACTTGCTTGTCGGGTTTGCAACGTCGGCAACGGATATTTATTTCGAGCCGCACCGTCAGACGGTCGAGATTGTGCGCGGTCTGGCCAAGTCATCGCTCACTACGTCAAATAACACCCCAGCGAACTTGGTTTCATATTTCGGAAGCCTGACTCTTGCAAACAATTCGGCAAAACGATTTCGCGCAATTATATCCGGGCGAGACACGAGCAACGGTAACACTTTCAGCGCTGAACTGCGCGGGCTTGTTAAACGGGGCGCGAACGCGGCGGCAACTTCCGTTGTGGCGTCTGTAAAAGACATTGAAGCTAACGAGGACGGGGCTTTTGACGCTAACGCTTCCGCCGACACAACAAACGGCGCGCTGGCAATCAGTGTTACCGGACACGCTTCGCATTCGGTGAATTGGAATGCTCAAATTGAGCTTGTCGAAATCGCATGAAATATCTAATCGCAATCCTTCTTTTGTGCCTGCCTGCCTTGGCTGCTACTAAGTATCCGGCCTACACGGACAATGCGAATTCCACAACCTTTACGGGCGGGGCAACAAACTTCGCGACGGTTGCGAATCTCGCGTCGCTGTCGAATAGCGTTCCTGCTGGCACGAATACGGCGATGCTCAATGGAACCAACACTTTCACCGGGACGAACTCCTATACGTCCACCAAAACCTTGTTTGACTCTTATTCTGCGGACACGCTGACTCATTGGCGCGTCCTATACGCCGCGCCAACCAACATTTACATCAACTACATCGCCACCAACACCGTCGGCGGAGTAGAGGTCAATGGAGCTTACCGCAATCTCACCCCGATCTTTGAAGGCACGCTTCCCGGCTTGAGTTCGAGCAACAGCGTGCTTTTCCTCAGCTATACTTTTGTCACGCTCACGGCGCAGACTTCCACCTTCAACATCGCCCAGTATTGGGGCACGAACACCAATTACGCGGGCATCGCGCAGAGCATCGGTCGCACCACGCGCGGCGCGACGCATACTTCGCTGCAAAACTTTTTCATCCTCGGCGCGAGCTATACCAACCAAAGCGCGGGCGGCACGTTCACGGCGGGAACGGCCAGCTTGGTTCCATTGGCCACCAACCTCGCGGGCGATGTATCGCAGCCGTGGCCCTACCGGCTCGGTGCATACTTCACGGCGGGCAACATTTGCACCAACGTTTGGCTCGCCAACTTCCGCATCCTTGAACGGCGCTGACCATCATGGCGATGGTGAAACACTAATGAGCGAAGACTTCAACCCCCGCAGCAACGACGCGACGTTCGCGACGATTCTCGCGCGACTTGATTCTCAGGACCGCGCGGCAGCGGAGGCTCGAAACGAGACGCAGCAATTCCGGCGCGACTTACTTGAGGCGATGCAGTCTCATTCAAGCCGGATTTCCACCTTGGAGGCGGACAAAAACAAAATGATCGGATTTGCAGCGGCAAGTGGTGCAGCGACGGGCGGGGCTTTCCACTGGTTCACCAAACTTTTCACCTCCTGATTTATGAACACTGACAAGATCACAACTATCGCCGGACTGGTTGCCGCCATTGCAGGCGGCGTCGCGGCGGCTAACATCCAAGACCCGACGCTCGTAAAGTGGGCTGGGCTGAT